AAGAAAACCCATCGAAGGAAACTCATGGAAAAGGTTAACAACGCCGAGGTCGAGCCCTTGGCAAAACAAAAGCGAGTAGTCACCCCACAGCAATGGCTGTTTATAAAAGAACTCTGTCAAGAGGAGGGGAAGCCTCTGTCGCTTCGAGAGGCGGCGATCAATGCCGGCTATGCTGAGAAGGGCGCAGCGTCGGTTGCTTCTATCCTGACGGACCCCAAAAAGAACCCGCACGTTGTAGCAGCAATTCAAGAGTATCGACATGAGCTGGCCGAGAAATACGGAACCAGCTATGAGCGGCACATGCAGGACCTGTTGATTATCCGTAACCAAGCCTTAGAGGCTAAGAACTTCTCTGCTGCTGTTGCCGCCGAGTTCCGACGAGGACAGGCTCTGGGTACAATCTACATCGACCGTAAAGAGATCAGGCACGGCACTATTGATTCGATGAGCAAGGAAGACGTAAAACGCAAGCTTGAAGAAATAAAAGCGATGTACGGCGGTCCACCACCGACAGAGATACTTGACATAACCCCTGAGCAAATAGAAGAACCGATGACCATGCTGGAGGCGATGAAGGATGGCGAAAGGTCCCGAAGGCCAGCTACACGACAGGCTCAAGAAGAATCTGCCGGACTCAGTGATAGTCCGGCTAGAGAATCGGATCAATCTGGGGATACCGGATTGTCTGATAGCACTGCCACCGAAATACGTGATGGTGGAGTTGAAGGTAGTGAAGAGCGGACGCAAGGTCCGGCTGTCACCTCACCAGATAGCCTTCGCAATGAAACACGCCAGCCTGAGACTGCCGACATTCATACTGATTGAATGGCATCCCAAAGGCACGCTCAAAGCCTCAGAGAAGCGCCTCCTGCTCTATCACGGGAGGCAATCCCAAGCCCTTGCTATCGATGGATTAAGCACGCAGGCGTTAGCTGTGTGGCCCCTGAACGCTGTTGACTGGTCCGTGTTACGCCAGTTACTAGTCGCTTAAACGTACATGAACGCGCAAGCCACGTGGATTGAGGGATACGGGCTCTCGATAAAATCTACGTCTGAAAAGACCCAGAAAAAATAAACTAAGCTTGGATTGACGCAGGCTCCAAGCTCAAACGTATATGGGGATATACGTTATCCGAGGTCCATTTGCGAATGAGAATCATTCACTATTTCCGGTAATACCTATTACCGGAAATAGCGATTTGACCTAAAGCCTAGACAAATCAAACACTTAGCTTGGACCAAGGCTCACGGGCCATCGGGGGCGGGTCCCTTTTGGGTATTTGGGCCCTAAAATAACGCCTAAATGAGAATCATTCTCACATAGATCCCCACCCTCTCAGGGTCGGGGGCTTTAGCCAGATTTCATACAATTAGTTTTGGCTAAAACGAAAATGGCTTTCGGTTTCACGTGAAACTACCTTGCAACCCACCCCCCTTTGTTAGAAAATCAAAACCCCAAAAAATTTTTCGCAATTTTTTTTGAAAACGGATTTTTATGCAGATAGCTAATCGCATTGAAGACGTTGAGGCGGAGCGGTTAAAACTAGAGCTTCGACTCGCGCTTCTTGAAGGGCAAGAAAACGCACAGCAAAACTTCATTGGTTTCTCTCGGTACGTGTGGCCTGAAGCGATAATCAGTAGCCATCACGAGATCATGGCTAAAGCCTTTGACCGCATAGCCGACGGCACGTTAAAACGTTTGATCGTGAACATGCCACCTCGACACACCAAATCTGAGTTTGCATCCTACTTGCTTCCGGCCTATCTCATGGGCCGTCGTCCAACGACCAAGATCATTCAGGCCACGCACACCGGCGAGTTAGCCGTGAGGTTTGGTCGTAAGGTGCGTAACTTGATGGACATGGACCGTTATACGGAGGTCTTTCCTAAGGTTGCCTTGAAGGCCGATAGTAAAGCCGCCGGAAGGTGGGACACTGACGCGGGTGGTGAGTATTTTGCCGTGGGCGTTGGGTGGAGCAATGACGGGCCGTGGTGCGGATATGCTGATTATTGACGATCCTCACTCGGAGCAGGACGCGCAGTCTATGCTTGCCTTGGACAATGCGTGGGATGGTACACCTCTGGACCACGGACCAGACTACAGCCCGGCGGGGCTATCGTAATCGTGATGACTCGTTGGGGGACCAAGGATCTTACGGCGCGGTTGTTAAAGTCCCAAAGCAATCTCAGCGCGGACCAGTGGGAGGTGATAGAGTTTCCTGCGGTTTTTGATGAGGGCGAGGAGAACGAGCGCGCTCTTTGGCCGAGTTTCTGGCAACTTGAGGAACTCCGCGCGGTCCGAGCATCTATGTCGGTGCAGAAATGGAACGCGATGTACCAGCAGAGACCGACTTCTGACGAGGGCGCGATACTGAAGCGGGAATGGTGGCGAGAGTGGGAACCTGAACATTTGCCCAGTGTAGAGTATATCATTCAGTCTTATGACACGGCGTATTCTAAGAAGGAGACGGCGGATTACTCTGTTATCACGACGTGGGGCGTGTTCTTTCCTGATGAGGATTCGGGCCCGAATCTGTTGTTGATGGACGTGAGAAAGGGTCGATGGGACTTTCCAGACCTCAAGCGTGAGGCAATGGACCAGTATAAGTATTGGCAGCCGGATAATGTATTGATCGAGGCCAAAGCGACAGGGATCACGCTACAGCAGGAACTCCGGCGTATGGGTATTCCGGTGACCATGTATTCGCCCGGCGGTCGGCGTGCCGGTCAGGATAAGATTTCACGGGCGCATGCCGTAGCCCCGATTTTAGAGGCGGGTATGGTCTGGGCTCCTGATCAGACGTGGGCACAGGATCTGATTGAGGAGTGTGCAGCGTTTCCTAATGGGGACAATGACGACCAAGTGGATAGTACAACGCAGGCACTCATGCGATTCCGCGCGGGGAACTTTATCTCTCTGTACTCTGATGAGCCGGAAGAGCCTCGAAACGAGGGGCTTGTTCCTGAGTATTATTAGGCCTAGAATGTCAAGATAATTTAACCCGTTTGAAGGGGTCCTTTATGGATAATAGATCAGCACGGGAAATGCTTGGCGCACTCCCGATAAGAATGAACGAAGGCGGACCCGTCACTTACGGTAAGGGCGCTACAAAAGAAGACCTACAGAACGCGGCGGCTAATGTTAGAAAACAGATGGCCGAAGGAAACTACGACGCAGCGGCAGGTTACGCTGACATTATTGCTTCCGGTGTTAGCGTAGACGACGCCTTTGATGCTTTAGGCGATACTCCAGAAACTAGAATCCTGATAGACGCTATCTTTACCACGCCCGAAGAAAGCCCTGCTTACAGCGGTCCTGAGGCCGACCCGCAGAAAATGGCGGATGATGTTGCAGCGTATTATGGCAGGGTCATGCAGGACAAAATAGTTTCGCCCGAAGAGCGGTTGGACATGCAGAAGATCGCCACGGACCGTGGACTTAGCTACGCGGACATAGTTGCCGCCGGCGTAGACCCTAATATCTTGTATCAGACTGCGCCAGCCGCTAAACCCGTTACACCGGCACCTGAAACCCCTCCTATACTAAAAGATTTTGAGGGTAATCCAATAATTCCTTTTCCTACGGGACCCGCTACCCCTGCACCTAATCCTTTCCCCATGATGCCTACTGGACCGGAAATCTATCCAGCAGGACAACCCGCCTTGGATGAGGCTTTCAGAGCCAGTGCGCCACAGACCGAGGTCATTGAGGATGTAGGCGGACAGCAACAGCTCACAGGATTTGACTATACACCGGCGGCTAAACTGCTCTCGGCCACCGGATCAGGGTTTAGCTTTACGCCTCCCTCGGTCACTAGCCGTCCAAGGTCGTTAATGGGCACAGAACAGTTAGGCCGGTTCCAGCAAGGACGTGCCGCGCAGGACTTTGAACGATTAAAGCGGTCGGGTATGTTCCCTGATCAAGCGTCAACCCCGTTTGATGCTGACGCATTTAATCAGTTGGCAGGGAGTTACGGCAGTATGTCCCGCTCTCAGTTGAACGCTTTGATGAGACAGCAGGGCCTACAAAACAGGGCCGATCAGAAAAACGCATCTTCCGCAGGAGGGACGATAGCGGAGTACATTGCCGCTAATCCAGACATTCAGGCAGATTACGAAAGGCAGAAAGGACAGCTTGGTGGTCAGAATTTAAATACTTTTGCTAGAAACCATTACAATACTTTTGGTAAGAGTGAGATGGCGGCAGGAACTAGAACCCCGTTTACATTGGCGGCCCTGCCTCCTACGCCTTTTTATGGTTTTGACGATAGGGAAGAGGACAGGGACTACGGTTCGCAACCTAATTACACCACCCCTCTTTCAGCTAATACAGGATTTAATCGTACCTATGGCTTAATGGCGGAGGGCGGCCCTGTAAAAAAGCCTGAAGGGTTCGCGGACGGCGGTTCTGCGTCTGCGGACCTAAAAGCACTGGACCCAACTGATCCGTTGTTTATTACTGAGACCGTGCAGGAAGTTAACCCTGACATGGTTAAGCGAGAGATCCCGCCTTTTGTTTTTGATGGTGTAGAACGGCCCACGGGTCAAGAAGCCAGTGAAAGTAGGAACATGCTAGAAAACATTCTTTCTGGTGCAGGAAAGATTCCCGAAAGCGTAGCTAATTACTTTATCCGTCCTGATGAAACAGGGGGCCCGTCGCTTGTATCTCCTCGGCAGGTGGGTTCGGACGTAGCCGCCTTGGGTGGCGCAATGAAAGAAGGACTTAAAGAAGATCCTGTCGGATTTGCGTTGGATGTACTTCCTGTAACGGGAGAAATACGTTCGGGTATGGATGTAGATAAATTTTCCAATATGGCTAACGAAGCGCGTGCCGCAGGGGACACTAAGGCCGCTGATTTATACGAGCAGATAGTAACGTTGTCAGCGGCAGGTGCAGTGCCTTTAATGGGCATGGGAGCCAGAGCAGGTAGACGTGCGGCTATTAATGCGGCAGAAGAGGCTATTAAAAAAGGATCGGTTACGGAAGCTTCTAAAATGCTTAATGACTTAGACCCGTCGATTAAATACGAAGGAATGAGAGACGCAACTGTTCAACGCTTAAAAGATAAAGGGATTATGAGCGATGAGGAATTTAGAGTAGCTGAGTTGGACGGATATGCAGAAGATCCCAAGTTCACATACAGTATTGACGATTCAGGCAGTAATTCTTCTTATATAACCTTGAAAAAAACAACAGAATACGATGATGAGTATGGGGTTCTCGACTTTGACGAATACACCATCCGTTTTAGCGATCACTCTTTACCTAGACAATACAGCTTTGACCGGAACATGTATAACGTAAGTAATGATTATTTAGACGAAACTATTAACGGTAAGTCACTAGAAGACGCAATAGATTATGTAGACAG